CCTGCTCAATGAAGGCTGCGCAGAACATAGCGGCTGGCCCAATCTCATTGCAGTGTCTAAGCACTTCGCGCACTCGCACCATTTCTTTCAGTAAAGCATCTGCTAATGTTTCCATCATTCACCTCTTCGATTAAAGTTAACCCATCGTTCAACTCAGACTTGTTAAAGTGAGTCGGTTAACTTTATGTTGTGGTTAATCAACCCACGTTGTTGCCAATTCATAAACTTTTACCGGGTAGGTGGCATTTTTAAAACATTTTCCCATGTGCATGACTCGCCCATCTGCATCAAGAGTGATGTAAAACCCTTTCCTAACTCCGCAGTTTGCATAACGGCTTTGAGCTTTGTTGACCCAATCCTGTTCGCAATGGAAGCTAAAAAGCTCACGTTTCACCCCCAACCCTACGGTCAAGTCGGACATGGATACTACTGGGTTTTTCATGTTAATTTGTTCATCTTCGCTCATTTCAATTATCCTGTTAAAAGCTCATAATATTACGTTATGCTCACCGATATGGTTCCATGCCGGTATCTCAGCAGAACCTAACGGGTTCATTACTTCTCAGGTGACTCTCAGAATGGAATATCGTCATCAAAGTTATCAAAGCTTTGCACTGGCCTAGCCTCTTTTATAATCAGGGCAGTATTCTGAGCACTAATCGGAGCGGCCTTGTCAGACTCTTCACGCTTCCCGCCGAGCATAGTCATTTCACCGACAATAATTTCTGTCGTGTAGCGGGTCACGCCGTCTTTTTCCCATTTGCGCGTTTGCAACTTACCCTCAATATAGAGCATTGCACCTTTTTTTACGTACTCTCCGATAACTTCGGCAATTCTTCTGTATGCAACGAGGTTATGCCATTCTGTTCTTTCCTGTTTTTCTCCCGAATTATCTTTCCATTTTTCCGTGGTGGCTAAACTAAAATTTGCTACAGCCTCCCCATTCGGCATGTAGCGCACTTCTGGGTCTTTACCTAAACGGCCTATGATAATTACTTTATTCACTGACATAATTTTTCCTTATACGGTGTCGTTGTTGAAATGGTGACGGAGCCAATCGCGTGCAACGCTAATGCTCACGCCTTTTGCATCTGCAATAATATTGATTAACTCAACCCTGCTTGGGATTTTAACGTCTTGAATGCTAACACTTACTGAAACAGTGGGGGGTAAAACCTCTGCTTCTTGTGATTTTATTGCTGGCTCAGAAATGTGTTTTTCTGACAGTTTTTCGGCCTCTTTTCTTGCCTCATGCACGGCTACTCGTGATGTAACAAGCATAGAAAACTCTTCCGGCTCCCGAAAAGCGATAACCTGCAAATCAGAGAATAAAAACATAATCTCTGCTTGTTCATTCAATAGGCGCAAGCCGGTTAAGTTGTTCCCGACTCTTTCGACAATGGCATCTAATTCTGATTTTGCGGCTCTCAGGGCGGCGCTTGCTGCATCTTGCCAGCCCTTGATAGACTTTTTGCCATTCATCGCTTGGGTGAGCTTTAAATCAATTTCAGGAATCCTTACCAAAGTTAATTTCTTTTGCTGCTCTGACTTATAGGATGCAAATAGGCTTTTATGTTCTTGTTCAATCTCAGCGCGGCGGCGTGCAGTTTCAAACTTCACCATATTTTCGAGTTCAAGAGCCTTTGCGCGGTATTGTTGCTTCCAATCGTCAATTTGGCGCATCGCATCGCCAAGGGTAACGGTCTGTGCAAGCATTCCTTCTTGCGTCAATGCCAGCTTGTCGAAAGTATCCCTGCATGTGGCCGCGATTGCCTTGGCAGTAGCAAAATCATCATCCGAAACTAAGTTTGTATTAATTTTCGCCAAAAACACTGATGTTGCCTGACCGAATTGAGGCATATTGCTTGTTGTTACCTCACCCTTGGCCGTAACAAATAAGGATGGTAGGCCAATAATAGCCTCTGCCATGGCGACTTTTTTTACTTCTTTCGGCGCATAATTTTTGATATTCAGCTTAAATAATTCCCAAGCCTTTTTTATGCGCTCTTGCAGAATTTCGTCTGCATGGTAAGTGAATTGAATTTTCTCAAGAAAATTGTCGTCTTTATCCCAATCCGAGGCCATAAATAGGCACTTCTTCGCCCCGCTTACCATAAATTGAACTTCCATCTGAACCTTGTACTGCAATGGCAATTCTTCAATGCAGGTAACGGCTCTCAGTTTTTTATTCAGCATCTTGTGTTCAAAGGTATCTTTAAGCGCGTCTGTAACGCCGTCAAAAGAAGCTGAAAGCTCTCCATTTACTCCGGTAAGCGGCCACAATTCTTCGCCCAAAATTGACTCTGCCAGTGGTCGGCACAGGGCTTCAAAATGATGGCCTTTCGCAAAAATATGTTCCATTGCTGGGTTTTCTGGTGGGCGCTCACCTGTCGCGTAAATATGTAGCAGTTCGTCATATGTCACATATTCAGAGCAATCCATCATCGCTGGTGCATCGCTGGCATTCAGAATATTTTGGTTAGAACGGTGTTCGTGCCATTCGGGTGAGCCTTGAATCAGGTTTAAAATTTTCATGCTGTTTTCTCCAATTTTTTTATTGTAGCAGATTGCTCTGCCGAAAGCTTATATTTTGTGCTTATCGCGGCAATAATTTCATCGGCGGTTCGCTCTCCTGATGTAATTAGTTTTTTGCGGCCAGTGGTAAGAATTTCACCTGTTTCTGGGTCAACCTTATCAGCCATTAGCGCATTGAATTTTACATCCGTGCATGGTGGTAACTCTCTTTTCTTGCTTTCTGCTGCTACCTGCTCTTGGCTTATCCCATTTTGGGACTCTGAGCTTTGACCATCATCGTCTGCATCTTTCGTTGATGTACCAGTAATAGCCAATAGTGTGTACCGTTGCAAATATGCAACAGTAGAGCCAATGGCCTGAATATTATTTTTCCCGCCGCTAGTGTCTGCGCCGGATGACAATGATGTTCTTTCACTATGCCCAAGGGAGTGCATTAAAATGCAGGTAACTTTTATTTTCGCCTCTTCCTGCATAGTTTCCCAGCGGAAAGAAAGCTCATGCGCGGCCAGCGCTGGGTTAATTGCACTACAAATTGCGCCGAGCGTTGCATGGGTATATTCAGTTATTCCCTTGTCAGTCTTGTATCGCACAGTATTATCTTTTGATACTGATAAGCCCTCTGAACGAAACGCGCTTACGGCTTTTGCGTATGCCTTGCGCGCTTCGTTCGCTTCCCAGCGCTCTTGCAGAGCCATTAATGCCGTCATACTTTCAATGCTTGCACCCCTTTCAATGGCTGTCTGCAGCATTCCCATTGGAGTGATTTCCGGTAGGTTTCTGTCTATTACTGTTAATTGATTGTCCGTCATGGCGGCCTCTTGTGTATAATTATTGAACAGAGTTGAACTATACGACATGAATAATTAATATGCAATAGGTTTATTAAAAAATAAATTTGCACAAAGTTTATTTATTGTGCTAAAGTGCGGCCACTATGATAAATAAATTTGAATTGATAAAAATTACAGGCGGAACCGCAGAAAGTTCAGCGAAACGTCTTGGCTATTCGCATCGAATGAGTATCCAAGGATTGCCGGAGGATATAATCGGCAAGCAGCAACGAACTATCCTAATGAGACTAAGGGCTGCCAAGCCTAAAATAAAGTTTCCGAAAGAATGGGAACTAGATACAATTTTACCCCGCGTTGATTAGCCTCTTTTGCGGGTTTTTGCCAACATAGAAATATGTTGGGTTTTTATTCAAGTAGGCTGTCGAAGGCCGAAACGTAGGTAATTTAATATGAGTTTTTCAGGAAGCATTCACTTTGGGAGCCTTTCGCGGCCTTCGGCCTGCCTACGGGTAACTTCGACCCCAATTTGGGTGCTTCCTAAAGGACTTATTTTATGAACCGTGGCTATGTAAAAGTTTGGCGCAAGCTTGAAGATAGTGGATTGCTACAAATGCACTCAACGCTGGCGCTTTTTATGTACTTGCTTCTTAAAGCTTCGCACAAGTCTTGTCGTGTCGGGATGACAGAGCTAAAGCGTGGCCAGTACATTTCTGGCCGTCACAAGCTGGCAGAGGCAATTGGAGTAACTGAAAGACAGGCGCGCACTTGCTTGGACAGATTGCATGAATTGAATATATTGACCAGCGAATCGACCAACCATTTTACCATCTATACCATTGTTAATTATAGTGAATATCAGGATGACCAAAGCGATAGCGACCAGCAAATCGACCAGCAAGCGACCAGCAAGCGACCAACTAGCGACCAACTAGCGACCAGCGACCGACCACTAAACAAGCATTTAAACACTAAAGCATTTAAGAAAGAAACAAGCGAGGACTTCATCCTCCCAGATTGGATTGATAAATCACATTGGGATTTGTGGATGCAAACCCGTAAAGGCAAAAAAATGATTGCAGCGCAAAAGATGGCTCAGGTTGCAAAGCTTGAGCAGTGGAAAGCCGAAGGCAGGGATTATGCTCAGGCGTTATTTAATTCCGCTTCTGCTGGATGGCAGGGCTTGTTTGAACCGAAAGGGTCAACCGCTTTGTCGGTTATTGGAAGTCAGAATGACAATTTGCAGGTTCGTGAGGCAGCGCGTAAGCGACTTTTTGGTGAAGGGGGTGGAAAATGATACAAGCAGATTACGATGATTTTGTTGACATAATGCAAGTTGTGTCGGAACAGTACGGGAAAAAACCATCCGATTCGCTGGTAGCTCTGTACTGGATTGGCCTGAAAAATTACGATTGGCCTGCTGTGCGTGATGCTATTGGGCGGCACCTTGGGAATACCGAGAACGGCCAGTTTATGCCGAAGATTGCCGATATTGTTAAAATGATGGAAGGCTCCGCGCATGATGCGGCAATGGCGGCATGGTCTAAAGTTGACAAGACTGTGCGCGTCATTGGGACGAATGACACGGTTGTATTTGATGACCCGTTAATTCATCGCGTGCTGCACGATATGGGCGGATGGCTGATGCTTGAATCGAAAACTGACCATGAATGGCCTTTTGTCGCAAAAGAGTTTGAAAATCGCTATCGTGGACTTAAAGCGGCTGGGCGCGAGGTTGAATATCCTGCTAAATTGCTGGGGCGCTTTGAGGCTACGAACACGGAACAGAATCGCAAAATTGCCCCTGCTGTTCTGATTGGAAACAAGGGGGCGGCCATGTTGGTGCTTGAGAACGGTGCAAAAGGTAGTGCGCTGCTTGAGTTTTCCAGCGTCAATACTGTGCCGGAAGTTTTGAGAATTTCAAAATGAGCAAGCCATCCAAGCCTGAAAAGCTAATGTTTCGCGTGGTCAAGGGCGGATTTGAGCCTGCTGACGAATATACAAAATTGCGCTTGCGGGATAGGAAATATGCCATTGGTGAAATTGTTGCCGGAACAATCACAAAGCCGCGCAATCCGAAATTTTGGCGACTGGCGCATGGCCTTGGCCAGCTTGTTGCCGAGAATATAGAGGGCTTTGAGGGAATGCTTCCGCACAAAGTCTTGAAGCGGTTGCAGCGCGAGGGGATGATTGAGTGCGATGAATTTGCATTCAAGGTTGAGGGGTGTGGAATGGTCACGCAATACATTCCAAGAAGCCTGAGTTTTGAAAGCATGAGTGAAGAGGAATTTAGTGAGGTTTACAAGCTTATGTGTGCGCACATAGTTAAGTTTTACTGGCCGGAAGAAACGACCGAAAGAGTGGCTGAAATGGCCAAGTTAATGTAGTCTGCTTAGGGGATAGATAAAATGGGGAATGTAATAAAATTGAACTGCAATACGAAGCTTGATATTGAGCCTGAAATTGTTCTAAAACATGCTTTGGATAGCAATTTGACTGAGGTTGCAGTTATGGGGTATGACCAAGATGGGGAGATTTTCCTAGCATCATCCACTGGCGATATAGGGCGCATATTAGTTCTTGTTGAGCGCCTTAAACTTCGGATTTTAAGCGGGGAATGAGTATTATTATGAAAAGCCCAAGGCATGAGTCTTCCAAGCTTAGAAAGTCGGCAAGAGGTATGGAATGTAATGTCAGGCTGCCAAATATATGCAATTGGAACCCTGAAACAACAATTCTGGCGCATAAAAATGGGGGAGGAACAAGTTATAAAACATCCGACTTCATGGCCGCGTTTTGCTGCTCGGATTGCCATCTTGAGGTGGATAGGAAAACGACTAAAATGGACGCAGAAGAGGTAAAATTAGCTCACGCGGAAGGAATTTTCAGAACTCAGCAATATTGGCTGGATATTGGATTGATTAAATTACTATGAGCAAAAATGTTTCTTGTATATCGTGCGAGTTTTGTGTTGTTGACGAAAAAAAAGCCTCTATCGGCCAGTGTTGGAGCAAAAATAACAAAAATCGTGAGGATAAAAATATTATCACCCTGATAAATTGCTCGGATTGGAAGCTGGGAGCAATGCAGAACATAAGGAGAAGAAAATTATGGAACCCAAAACAATGGAAGCAATAAGTCCAGAATATTTTAAGTATAAAAAAATTTGGTATTGTTCTGGCGGAGGGCTTCGCTCATGCGCAAAAAGGCGCTTAGATGCCTACCAATCTTGGGCTATTCTATGTAAAAAAATGGGGGTTGTAATTGAAGGGGGTTTCAATTGATTTTATTACCCTACCCGCCCAGCAATAATACATATTACAGGCATTTTAAAGGGCGCACTGTACTATCAGCGAAGGGGCGTGAATTTAAGCGTGTAACGTCTGCAATATACATAATGCACGGCTTGCCGGTGCTGTCTGGTAGCGTGCATGTTAAAATAGAGTTGCACCCACGCACTACGGCCACGGGTGCGGCAAGCAAGGTAAGATTAGACCTTGATAATTGCCTAAAGTCTATCTGTGACGGGTTGCAGGGTGTCGCATATGGTAACGATGCGCAAATAGTGGCAATACATGCAAGCATAGCCCACCCAATAAAGGGCGGTGGGGTGTCTGTTATGGTGTCGAGTTGTTAGCGAGTTGTGGTATCGCCTCACACTTTCGCCATTCTACCGGCCTATATAGCTTTAAATAATTTTCGGCGTTCGTGCGTGTCATTGGGCTATAAGTTAGGCGCTTATTAATTTTGCCGTCTGTACCAATGCCGCATGGGTAATAATTTTTTAAACTGTCGCGGCACTTGCTACAAAGTAGCTCATCTTTATCATTATTAGGCTTGCCGCACTGGTCGCACGACTGTTTATAAAGTGCATTATATGTACTCATGTTGCCCCCTTGCATCTTCGAAAATTGGGTTGTGTATGTGTTCGTATTTATCATAAAGCCTTAATAGTGCGGCCTCTTTCGTACCAGCCTCTACTATTTCAGAGTATTGATAAAAAGCGCCTATTGCGTGTAGTGTTTTGCCTGTAAATGTAATTTTAAAAATCATATAGCCCCCTGTTAAGTCGCTGCGCGTGCTGCTGCTCTAATACCGCCTGCTACACTACCAGCTATTTTTTTGCCTGCTGTCTGTCTGTCGTATAGCCTGAAAAAATCGGCCTCTGCCGGTGTTAATTTAACCTCATAGCGGGTTAAATTGTCGCCTGTCAATGGCGGCCTGCCTGCTCGTTTTCTTAATGTCATATTGCCCCCTGCTTTAATAATTTTTTGGCCTGCCGTTCTATTTGTAGGTCGAATGCGTTAAAAACTTTATCTATACCAGAAAGGGGTTTAATTTCGCCTGTAACGGCCTGCCTCGCGATTTTATGCGCTGGCTGCACTTGTACCGGCGCAGCCACAACAACGGCCATGGGTGTCGGTATGATGGCCGCATTTGGTACAACAACGGCGAAGGGTGAGGTCGAGCGCTTTGTATTGGTTGCAGCCATTACCGAATTGATACGAGCAAGGCGTGCAAAATTTGCACCGTATGGGGTATTGTCGGCCTCTTTTATTTCTTTATAACTAATAGGCGGGGGGGTGTCGCGGCCAGTGTCTATATGCCACGCTTGCGCGGCCATTGGTTGCAGATTGTCATCTGATAGAGCGGCTCTATTTTTTATCGTGGCTGCCTTAAAGCGCGCTAGATTATTAAAATTATTTCTCACACGATAACAGGTGGCGCCGATATAAAAAACGCAAAAAAATTTACTGTCTTTTGAAGCGCTAGAGATGGCCGTGTTAATTTCGCCGATAAGCTTTATAAGCTGGCTATGCTTTGCCAGTGTGATGCTGGCCGGTAGCCCTTCGGGTGCTCTCGCCTTCGGCCATGGCTTAAGCTTGCCTATAATGTCGATAGGTTCGCCGGTATCGGTTGCCGGTGCAAATTTTGACGCGCTGTCATCGCATAGCTTGTAAAATTTGCCGTGATGCTTCGCGCGTAGGCTGCGCATAGCTTCGAGTGGTGTTTTATAATCGGGTGATAATGGGCTGTTACCCCATGCAATAGCGCCCGTTGCAACGTGATATATAACCCATTTTGGCGCGTATTTTAGGCTGTCAATATCGGCCATGTTTATGGGGTGCCCGATAGCAAGGCCGCGCTTGATTTTATAGGCCGAAATTTTAGCGGCTTTATATTCGCCATTGCTTAATTTAAAGATAGAGTTAATCTCTATTACTTCGCGTTTTTTCGTTTTCATTTTTTGCCCCTTATAATTTTTAATGCTTGCGTTGCGTTGCTTATCTGATATGCGGCTTTTTCTCTTAACCTGTCATGCAGTGCCATGTTAAAATCGCCGCATTCTGCCTTGTTGCATTGTGCGTAATATTCTTTCTCACTGGCCTTTGGGCTTAAAAATTCGCCCTTATCTATCACGTAGCCGGTAAAATCAAACAGCACAACACGCTGGCCGCGCTTTGCGTTAAAGCTGCCAGCGGGTAACGATTCGCGTAAAATTAAATGCAGGCCGTCATCAGTTATATAACAATTTAGAATTCGGCACTTAAAGGCACGCAGGGTGTTGTCATCAACATAATGTGTGAGGCCAGTAAGGGCAAGCTGCGCACGCGGTAGCGCATAGCTTGCGCGGTCTTGTATTGTGTAAAAGCCTAGCAATTTACCGGCGGCCTCTATTTGTTTACGCTTTTCATCACGAAGGTCGGCATTCTGAGCGGCAATGCGTGCCAACTTCGCGGCCTCGCGTTTTGTTATGGGGGCGGGGGTTGTGTTTTTGGTTGTCATTTTGTCGGCCTCTTTTATGTGGTTTATTGTTCGTTTTGTAATTTTTCTTTAATTTCATCGGCCAGCAATAACAGGGCATCGGCTGCGCCTAAATAATCGCGTGCTTTGAATTTTTTGCCGGTGAGAATGGCCGCGCTACACATCATATTTTTTGGCGTGTAGGCGCGATTCGCCATCATGCCGGTGTTGGCATACATTTTTAGCGCGCTTGCAATAACTACAGCCTGAAATATTTGGGGGTTGTGAGTTGTCATTTTTTAGCCTCTTCTTAGAATGTGAAAGTTTCGCCAGCGTAATCATTGAAATATTGGCCGGTTGTTGGGCGATAATTAAAAATCATTTCGCCGGTCTGCCAGTCTTCGCGCTTAACTGTTATTTTTGCAGCGGTCTTGCTGATAGCCATAATAACGCGCTCTATTGTGCGGCCTGTATATACGTTGTATGTTTTGATTGTTGCGCCTGCCTTTATATTTTCTGCCTTCATTTTTTAGCCTCTTTTTAATAGTTACTTGTTAGTGGTTACTAACAATGTGATAATATATTAAAGCATATATTTTAAGCTGTCAACGTATTAAACGGGTTTTATTATTCGGGGTATATAACGCCACGGCCACGGCACCGGCGGCATGTTGTGCGCTCATGTTGCCCTTCACCTGACCCGTTACATGAGCTGCATATTGGCGGCTCTGTATCTTCTGGCGGGTTGTCACGGTCTAATTGTTGCAGCGCTGCGCGTGCTGTCTGTCTGATTTTAATAAGCTGGCGACCGGCGGCATCGACCGGCATATGAAAGTGGTCTGTCATGCTTATAATAGACTCTAAATAATCGCGTATCGTTTGACTCATTTTTTTGCCTCTCTTTCGTGTATTCGCCCACATTGGGGGCTATTGTTTAAGATACTTTTAAAATTAGGCCATCGCGCATGGTTACATTCGCGAACCATGACCGGCGGGGGCTGCTATCTGCTACGCAAAATTGGCCGTTAGCTTTATATTCAACGCCAAAAAATGAAGTCTCGGAGTAGCGCAACGGCTGGCCGATGCTGGCCTTTAATTCTTTTTTTGTTTTGTAGTGTGCTTGCATTGTCATTTTGTGGCCTCTTTTTTAACCCGTTAAAATTAACGTAATCAGACTATAGCAGCTTATTTTTTAATCTGTCAATAATAATTTGCAACGGGTTTAATTATGTAATAAAAACAATCACTTGCGAGAATATATTTTGTGCTATAGAATGCGGTCTCTATCAATAAACAAGGGGCACGCATGAAGGCGTTAACAATTAAACAACCATACGCGCAAGCCGTGGCTGACGGTATAAAAACGCTGGAGGTGCGAAGCTGGCAAACATCGCACAGGGGCGCGCTGATAATTTGTGCAAGCGCGGCACCGAAAACCGAATTTTGGTCAGATGATAATTTTGAGCCGCCAATTATTCGCCAACTGTATGCCGGTTGTGTGCTTGCGCAGGTAAACGTGGTGGATGTGAGGCCAATGGTAAAGGCAGACGAATATGAGGGAGGCGCTTTTATTGAATATCAAAAGGGCGCATTCGTTTGGGTGCTTGAGCATACGGGGATAAATTACCGGCCTGATGCAGTTACCGGCAAGCTAAAACTGTTTGAGATTGATGAAAGCGCGCTGGTAAGGCTTGGCACCGGCCAAAGCTATTACGACTTCCCGCCTACTCAGGGGGTCATAAAGTACAACCCGAAAACGTGCGAAATAGTATAAAATAAAAGCACAGGCGAATTGCCCTGTGTATTTTTTGGAGGTGTATCATGGCTGGAATGTCAAAGCGCTCTATGGGTCAACGTGCTCGCACTGTTACCCGTAAAATGGCTTCAAACTTAGCTCGTTCCAAGGGCTTTGGTGGTAAGGGAGGCTAATTGCCGAACTTGTTTGATGCAGTAAAAGCAGCATCACGGGTCAGTGATTCCGTGATTGTTGCCTTTTCTGCTGGAAAGGATAGCTGTGTAACGCTAGACCTTTGCCACAAATATTTTAAGCGGGTGGAAGCGTATTTTATGTACCAGATACCCGACTTAAGTTTTCAGGAGGCGGCCATTCGCTTCGCTGAACAAAAGTATGGGATTGAAATATTACGGATGCCTCATTTTGAGGTTGCCGACTTTTTAAAGTATGGCTCCTTCACAAAGGCCGATAGCCGCGTCCGAATAGTCAAGCCAATTGAAACGTACAATTATGTGCGGGAGCAGACTGGCATTCACTGGATAGCGGCTGGTGAGCGCATTGCCGATTCCATAATCCGCCGCGCTATGATAAAAAAATCAAGCGCAATCGACAAGGACAGGGGACGGTTTTACCCTGTGGCAGAATGGAGTAAGGCAGATATTGTTAAGTATGTCGGTCATCACAAGCTGAAAGTGTCACCGGAGGCCGCATTGCTCGGGCATAGTTTCCGCTCCCTTGCGCCCGAAGATATGGCTATCATAAAAAAGCATTACCCCTCTGACTTTGAGAAAATAAAAGGGATGTACCCTTTTGTTGAGGCATCAGCATTAAAAATGGAGTTTAATCATGGAAGTGTCTAAGCATCAAAAATTCTCTATGGAACGGGTATTGCGCAGTTCAATCCGGCTTCATCCAAAAAATCCTCGCGTTATTACTGACTCAGCGAAGAAAAAACTCAAAGAAAAAATGTCGGAAGTCGGTCTTCTACAGCCCCTTATCGTGAATAAAACGACAGGATGGTTGCTAGGCGGTCATCAAAGGCTTGCTTCAATGGACTCTCTGGAAAAATACAAGGAAGGCAAGAACGATTACCTGCTGGATGTTGCCATGGTTGAACTGGACGAAAAGGCCGAAGCTGAAATGCTGGTATTCCTGAATAACGCTAGTGCATCCGGCTCATGGAATCTCGACTTGCTGGCTGAATTGAACTTGGAGAGCGGCGTAAGCTTTGACGGAATGGGATTTGATAAGCTGGATGTGGTTCTAATGTTTGACGGTGATAGCCGGTTTGAGGAAGGCTTTGCAGACACGGCGATTGCATCCGAGGTAAAACAAGGGCTTGAAGAGGTTAAAGCTGCAAGAGCGGCATCAAAAGAGAAAATGCAAGAAGATGGTGAGGCAGAGCATTATTTTATTATCGTTTGTCGTGATGGACAAGAGAAAGAGGATATTTTAAAGAGAATGCGCGTGCCAACCTATGAGCGGTATATTTCATCTGAAAAACTAATGGGAGCATTAAAATGAAATACCTATTGATTTTTATGGTTTTGATTGCCGGATGCAAGACCACCTGCGTACACACCGATAAAGATATGCGCGAAGCATACAAGGCTGCCGGATATACTGAATCAGTAACCAATGTATATATGACAAGCATTTACTCAGTATGCACTCAAAGGGACTGATAAATGGCTAGAGTAACGAAACCGAGTACCGATACAGAGATATTGGCCGATTGGGATACAGGCAATTATTCCCGTGAGCACGGAGGCACCAAGACCCAGAGAGACCTATCCAATAAGCACAATGTATCTATAGGAAAGATAAACAAGCTTGTCAAAGGCCGCATTCCTACCATGCACCAAGTTGTGAACAAATTAGTTACTGCAAAACAAGAGCTTGCGGAGCAAAATGAAATGACCGTGAACGCGGTGAACAAATTAGTCGAAGAAAGGGTGAAAGACGTTGCGTTTTTCAATAACATCCAGCGTAACTTTGCAGGTATAGCGGTAGCCAAGGTAAAACAAGGGCTAGATGAACAAGGAAAACCGCGTTCAAATTTCAGCATGACAGAGTTCAAAGCCTGCTCGGATATTGTTGCAACATCGCGTGCTGGCGTTCTTGGTAAGGAAAGCCCTGAAACCGTTATCAATAACAATAACGCACAGCAAAATGTAACCACTATTCGCGTTATCAATGCCGAGGATATGACAGACGAAGAAGTAGCGGCGTATAGATAATGGATATTGGCCTGCCGTTATCAAAACCTCAAAGGCAATTCATTTTCAGCAAGGAGCAATTCCCAGCTATCGTTGGGGGGCTTGGTAGTGGCAAGTCGCAGGGCGGGACATTCCGATTGATAAACCTGTTAATGGACGACAGGGGCGCCAATGGCGCGTATTACATGCCAACCTATGACCTGATTAACTTGCGCGCTATTGTTGGGGTTGAGGCTGACTTGGCGCGGCTAGGGATTAAGTTCAAGACAAACAAAAGTGATTATTCAATAAAGATTGAGGGCTATGGAAATATTATTTTTCGCTCGTATGATAGACCGGAGCGCATTATCGCTTATGAGGTTGCGCATTCTATCTGCGATGAACTGGACACGCTTCGCGCTGATAAGGCTTCGCTTGTATGGCGTAAAATCACGGAACGGAACCGGCAGAAGCGCGGCAAGAAGAACACTATAGGGTTAGTTACTACCCCAGACCAAGGGATAAATGGCTTTGTTTATGAAAAGTGGGTAAAGAAGCAGCAGGCCGGATATGTTTTATTCAAGGCTAGTACATACAGCAATCGGTTTCTTCCTGCCGACTATGCGGACAATATCAAGGCAAACTATGACCCGATACTGGCGGAGCTATACTTAAATGGCGAATTTGTATCGCTTAACCAAAACAAGGTTTATCACTTCTTTGACCGGAAGCGCCACCATACAAGCCGTGTTATTACTGAGAATGACAAGGTTTTACATATTGGCCTAGACTTCAATATTGGGGGATGTTGTGCAGTAACTTATATTATTGAGAATAATGAGCCTATAGCTGTGGACGAATTTGTGAGTTACGACACAAGGGATTTCGTGAATAACCTCACAAGATACAAGGGGAAGAAAGTTATCATATACCCAGATGCGAGCGGTCAATCTGGAAAGACGAATGCCAGTCAGTCGGACGTTCAAATCATAGAGCAGGCGAATTATCAGGTTAATTGCTGGGCTTCAAATCCTCCCGTAAGGGATAGGATAAACGCTTATAATGGGTTAATATCGCATGATAGGTTCAAAATAAACACTGATAAGTGTCCAAATTTATGCAACGCGCTTGAAACTCAAGGGTATGATGCGAATGGCGAACCTGAGAAGTGGAACACCCACCCAGCAGTGGATGATTGGGTTGATGGCAGCGGTTACTTTATTGCGTATGCGTTCCCTATAACGGGGGCAATACAGAGGTTAAGAATGGGAGGCGTTTAATGTCAGTAAAGACGGCACACAAAGATTATGCTGCAATGCAGGGCAAGTGGAAAAAGTGCAGGGATGTTTCTGTTGGAGAATGCGCAATACATGAAGGTGGCGCTAAATATCTTCCAAAACTTAGTAATGAATTGGACGAAGATTACGAGGCACGTAAAGGCCGTACTCCATTTTTCAATGCGACATACCGAACTATCGCTGGGCTTCGCGGAATGTTGTTCCGCAAGCCTCCGATTATTGAAGTGTCCAAACAAATTGAACCGCTAACTGAAAACATCGACCTTTCAGGTTCTAGCCTGACCGAGCTTGCAATGACCGTGGCGGAAGAGGTTTTAACTGTTGGCCGAATTGGGCTTCTTACTGATTATCCGAAGGCCGCGAACTTGGAGGGTGCTACCAAAGCGCAGGTTGAGGCTGCTGGCGTGCGCCCTTCAATTCAGATGTATAAGGCTGAGGCAATTTTGAACTGGATGGAAACAACCATAAACAACAACCGTGTGTTGAGTTTGATTGTTCTGATTGAAACTTCCGAGGCCGGACAGAAAAACGAATTTGAAAAAGAATATGAAACGCGCTACCGTGTGCTAAGTCTTGATAATGGCATTTATCGCCAGCGGCTTTTCAGAATCGACAAGCATGGCAAGGACGAAATTGTTAAAATCAATGGAGTGCCGGTTGACTTCGTACCGGTGATGAATGGTCAGCCCTTGAGCTACATCCCATTTGTATTTATCTCTGACGATAGCAACCTCCCTGCTATAGATACCCCGCCTTTGATTGATTTGGTCAATATGAACCTACATCACTATACGGTGAGCGCGGATTATGAGCATGGCTGTCATTTCTCTGGCCTGCCAACTTTATTCGTGTTTGGACACAACCCAAGCCAAGAAAAGGATGAAAAAATATATATTGGCGGGTCATCTGCTAATATTCTGCCGCGCGAAGGTTCAAGTGCGCAGTATGTGGAGGTGGCAAGTCAGTTTAATGCGTTACGTACCAATCTGGACAGCAAAAAGGCTGAAATGGCAATTCTTGGCGCGAGAATGCTTGAGTCGCAGCGTGCCAGTGTTGAAACTGCGGAGGCTGTGGCACAACATCGTAAGGGTGAAGAAAGTCTTTTGTCGCAAGTCGCATTGTCTGTTAGCAAGGGGATTTCCCGCTCTTTAGGATGGATGTCTGAGTGGGCGGGGGATAAAAGCGAGGTTAAATGCGAGATTAACCGTGATTTTGTTCCGGCTACCTTAACATCCGTGGATATTACCGCGCTAGTATCTGCTTGGCAGGCTGGTGCAATTAGTCAGAATGTTCTATTTGAAAACCTAAAATCAGGTGAAATAATCCAAGATGATGTAACTTTTGAAGAGGAACAGAGTAGAATTAACGAAAGTGCACCAAAAATGTCAGCCGCATCACCAATGAAACCGAAACCAGCAAAGGGATAAACAAAATGAAATTTGATAAATTATTTTATGCAGTGCGTAACTGGAAGGCTCATTGGAGAGCGTTCTATCTTGGCTCTTACATCGTAATAGAAGGTGCGATTGCTCGCACCCTTGGTGCTTATGAAGGCCGCGTAGCCGCATTCGGTACTGTGGATGCGGTACTGACTCGCGCAAATCCTAAATGGTATCAAGCCAAGCATGTTGACCTTGGATGTATCGGAAAGCGCGTTGTTACAACTGCATTCGTTAACTACTTGCGCGATGATATGAATAATTCCGCTGGTGCTGCTGACGTGTCCACGTTTAAATATCATGGATGCGGAACAGGTGCCGTGGCCGAGGCAATTGGCGATACCGCTTTGGGCGCTGAATGCACTACCGTTTTAAACCCAGACTCCACCCGCTCAGTTGGCACTCAGGTTGGCTCTACTACGAAAACGTATCAATCTGTAGGTACGTTGACATTTGACGGTGTTGCCGCTGTAACCGAACATGGGATATTTAATGCTGCTGCGGCTGGTATTTTGCTTGACCGTACTGTATTTGCTGCAATTAATACGGCATCGGGAGACAGTATTCAGTTTACCTACACGCTGACAATTGCGGATGGTGGTTAAGCCATGACAATTACGACAGTAGATGGAATCATCGCTGCCGCAAAACAGCGAGTATTGATAAATAGATCAGCTTCACGCACCGCAGTTGCAGCCGCACCATTCAGTGTATTTGATCTGGCAGGTGTTCCCGGCGGCGGTGTACTTGCTGGAACAAGTACAACAACTGGTGTAGTTCCTACAGATGCAACAGCCGGATGCCCGGTTATCAATGCTTTTGGCGGAAGCAATACCGGATACATCTCGCGCATAGAAGGAAACAGCCAAGTGGCCTGCCGCATTCAGCTTTATGACATGCTATGGAAGGCTGGCGCTTATGCGTTCAACGTTAGTACGTCCGGTAATAGTCCGACCAGTTATTCTAGTAGAGTGCCGGGTGGAACGGACTATACTGGACTTGAGCTATGGCTTGAACAAGTCACAGCGGGAACACTGGTGCAGAACGTCAACGTAAACTACAACAACGAATCAGGTGCGGCTCACAGCACAGGTATAATTGCCTGCCCTGCCGCTATGATTGCAGGCCGCATGTTTCAACTTCCTTTATTGGCTGGCGACAAGGGCATACAGGGCGTTACTGGTGTGGCGGGTTCGGTAGCTTCTGCTGGTACATTTAACTTGATGGTGATGAGGCCATTAGGAGAAGTTCGCATACGTGTTGCCAACGATGGAGTCGTACAGGATGCACTATCGACCGGCCTGCCGATTGTGTTCACGGATAGTGCGCTGGTTATGATTGTGAGTGCTGATAGCACGGCAACTAGTACGCCTGAATTGGTTATTGATGTAATCAACGGATAAGATGAGCAACAGTCTTTTACTGGGAGCCGGGGGTAATAACAACATACTTCAGCTATCCAACGCTGTACCGGACATAACTGCTGGCGTGCTGCTAACGTGCTGGACAAAAAATCCTGTTCAATCTGGGTATCCCTACTCAGCGCCTAATAAGTACCCATTCACCGTAAAAGGAACTAACTGGGGCATCTGGTGCGTTACAGGGAATATGTTTGCGACGAACTCGCCGACAGATTCCTATTTCAACCAGAACGTAACTGTGCTCGGAATAGGGGACTACATGGGTTACATCACCCAAGTGGCTGCCGAAGATCAGTATATAGGATGGGTGTTCAGTGCTTGGCAATTTATTGTCGACGGTACGAATGGCATTGTCATGCGCCAGTGGGTCAAGTTTGGAGTTGGCTCACCGTTTGTCTATAACGAAGCGGCTGTTACGGTAGCGAGTTATCGAACGCTGACTAGCCAGCCAGCATGGACACCGGGTGCGCTGAGTAGCATCGGGATAGGCGGTGATATACAAGCGGGCGATGCCAATGTCTTTAGCATGTCCCACATGAAGGTGTTTAGCCGGTCAACTAAGCCGACCGAAGCTGAAATAAATGCAATCGCGCTGCAAACTTCTGTCGACACCTCGGCATGGGGTGATTACCTGATGGAATGGGTATCCGGCGCAGCGGATATATCGGATAGATCAGGAAATGGAAGGAATCTTTCTGTTGGACTTGGCGCGGTTTCATCGGGTCTTGATAATACGAATTTAGTTCCTGCAGGATATGCGGTCAGACAATCTCCGATTAAAGTTTCTTACGGTGGAACATCTGACGGTACACTGGCTGCCAGCTTTGAAGTGCTTCCCGTGTCCGGCAATCTCATTGTTGTTGAAGGAGGCTCATCGACAGATAATGGCTCGATTATAATTTCAGACAATAAGGGTAATAATTTTACAGTTATTGTCAGTAATCCAGCAGGCGGCGCGCATCCATTTATTGCCTACTTGGTGGTTCCGGCGACATATACCGGAACGTACACGATCGCTGCGACAGGTCTTGGTGTATCGGCAGGTATGCGCATATTTGAATGGCAGGGCAATGCTGCTGCCCCGCTAGACTGGGCATCTACGCCTCGCGATTTAAAAACCTCATTAACCATACCCGCTCCCAATGCAGACACCTATGCTGGTACACTTATTATCAGCTCGATGGAAACACCCGGTGGCTTTGGCGATCAGCCTATATATCCGGCAGGATGGTATTGTGATGGCAATGACAACGGAGGGAATGGAACTGCTGCTCGCAAAATAACATACTCAGTTGCAACAGAATCAATCCCATGGGCTTTGCAGGCAAGCAGCCCGACGTTTGCTGGAGCGATGGTTGGGTTCCGGCCTTATGTTGCCAATCCACCCCCGCTGATTACCCTGCAGCCACAATCGCAGGTTGTTAAAATAGGCGGCACTGCAACATTTAATGTTATTGATACTTATGCGACCAGTTACCAATGGCAGCTTTTCAGTGGGACATGGGGGGATATAAGTGGCGCAACCTCGGCTAGTTATACAACGGGGGCACTAACACTTGGGGATGATGGTTCGCAGCGGCGCTGTGTGACAACAAATGCCTATGGCACAGCGACCTCTCAGCAAGCTGGATTAAATATTCATGCTGCCTATAGCCCATGGCGGCGCATTCAGGCAAGCGGAAAAATAACTAGCAGCAATCTTATTAAATTAAAAGAAGCAGGAGCATCGCAGACTATTGCTGCTAGGTTCTTTGAAGCGGTCGCGACTGGAACTCAATATAATAAGGCTACTGCCGGTACACTTTCATTTTCCAGTGGTATTGTGTCTCGTGCCACCTCGAAATTTATTACGGGCGGATTATCTTTTATTGGCGTCTCCTTAAAACTTACCAGACGTTCCGTAGCAGGCGGCTTGTCATTTTTGGGTTCCTTGGCCGCCAGTCGATTATTCGTTAGTGCCGTTGGCGGTACGCTATCAATGGCTGGTAGTATATCCAAGACTACATCCAAGCTTGCATTCGGCAGCTTGTCATTTACCGGCGGATTAATTAAGCGCGCTGCAAAATCAATTGCAGGCAGCTTGTCATTTACTGGTTCGGTGATAAAGACTACAAAAAAAACCATTACCGGCGCGCTATCAATGTCTGGCGTGCTCGGTGCTATCAAGCAGGTGGGTGGAATACTTTATACTCAGGCTGTCGGAGGTGTGCTGGGTTTTTCTGGTGCTATCACCAAGGCAGTATCTCGTGGTGTATCGGGTAGCGTTTCATTCTCTGGCTTGATAGCCAAGCGGTACATAAAATCAATGCAAGGAGGATTATCATTCACTGGAATCTTGAGCAACATCAAGGCGCGCTTTGTGTCGGTAGGTGGAACGCTTGTGTTTAGTGGTGGAATTGGCAAGAAAATAGCGAAAAATTCCGTCGGATTACTTTCATCTATAGGAATAATTACTAAAAAATCTAGTAGAAATATAATAGGCTCTATAGTATTAAGTGGATTTATTGCATCAGCAAAAGTCAGAATAATGAGTATTGGCGGAAGCTTGGCATTTTCTGGTGTGATAGGAAAGGAAGCATTTAAAAGCTTGGGCGGCACACTTGCACTTGCTGGCTCAATAATAAAGAACACATCAAAATCAATAAGCGCTAGTATCGCATTTGTTGGCTTAATAAATACTGCTTATAGTGGGATTTCATTTGTTGCAACATTATTCACAAAGTTTTTTGTTCAGCGGCAAAATCGGGTTCTGCCAAGCAGAATTCAGGAACGAACTTTTTACATACAAGCGCAAGATAGGATAAAAAAATGAAAACTTACGGCTTAGACTCTTCCGGTTACTTTATTGACAAAGACCCCGCCTCGAAGCTGGATTATTCAAATGACTGGTCAGAGTGGCTAGTTACAGGTGACACAATATCTTTAAGCACTTGGACGGCTGATGCAGGTATAAACCTTAGTGGTGAATCAATATCTGGCGCGGTAACAACGACATTCGCAGATGGAGGTACATCGGGAGCAACTTATAAGATAACCAATAGAATAACAACAACAGGTGGCCGCATTGATGAGCGCTCATTTAGATTGATTGTTAAAGATCAGTAAAAATGGCTAACTTGTCGCTATTTGACAGCATTCTCGAAATGCAGCTCCATCTTAACCGGCTAGACGCGAACACTCGCGCAGAAGTTATTGCCATATTTCAAGAAATGGAACGCGAGCTATTTGGAGTATTGTCAGACTCAGACCTTACAAGATGGGGAAGGGCTAGGGTAAATAAGCTTTTATCTCAAGCGGAAGAGGTAATAAATAATTATTATGAGCAGGTTCAGCTAAAGCTTTTTGATACCTTGGACGGCGTTAGCAATATAGTGACAAGCCAAACAGTGTCATCTATGCAGGGAACTGTTCCTGTTTCAATTGAAGTATCAATTCCTACTCCTGCTATGGTTGAGGGGATAGCAGGCTCAACCATGTTTGAAGGTGCTGTGATTGCTGATTGGCTGGAAAGGCAGAGCGAAGACACGATTTGGCGATTTAAGACAGCAGTTCAGCAAGGGATGGTTTCTGGTGAGGACAATGGTGCGATAATTAGCAGAGTAAGGCAGGCAATTAGCATTAGCAGGGCAAACGCTGCATCACTTGTGCAAACGTCCGTATCAAGCATTTCAAATGCCGCACGCAGCAAGGTATTTGAAGAGAACTCAAAACTGATAAGCTCAATGCGCTGGATAACTGCGCTTGATTCTCATGTGTGTGTGTTATGTGCAGCAAGAGCAGATAAAGTTTGGGATATGAAAACGAAAGAGCCAAAAGGCCATGACATAGCTTATCGTGTTCCTCCAATTCATTTTAATGACCGATGCGTGCTAGTGCCTGTTACAAAAACATGGGCTGAGTTGGGTATAAATATTCCTGAGATTGGTGGAGGGAGTCGTGCAAGTGAAATTGGACAAGTCCCAGAAGGAACGACTTTTGATGATTTTCTTAGGCGCAGGGGTACGGCATTCCAGAATGAAGTGCTAGGCTCTGGCCGTGCTGATATGTGGAGAAGTGGGAAGATAACGCTTGCTGATTTAATAAGCGGGAATGGACGACCTTTAACTTTAGCGGAACTTAGAGAAATATATGCTTGACTTGGATGATTTTATGTATAATTAAACCGTAGGCGTTACGCGCCTCGCTTTTCGGGTTATGCCCTAACTATCCAAAGGATAAAACCATGCCGTTTGATATTAATGACCAAGAAACAAAAGATGCAGTAGAGAAATTAATTAGTGATGCTGTAGTGGGATTACAGAAGAAAAATTCTGAACTTATTGCAAGTCTGAAACAGGCTAAGAAGGGGCAAGAAATTGACCCGCAAGTTGTAGCAGATTTGGAAGAAGAGAAAGATAAATTGCACGCTGATTTAGTTGCCGCTCAAAAGGCAGTAAAAGATTTGGCTAAGTCAAATGAAACGATTGCCGCGCAATTAAAATCTGAGTCCGGTTTCACGCAGAAGTTGTTAATTGATAATGGTCTTTTGGCTGAGTTATCGAAGCATGGAGTAACAAACCCTGTTCATCAAAAGGCTGCCGTAGCAATGCTGCGCGGGAATGCTCAAGTGTTGGCTGACGGTGAAAACCGAAAGGCAATGTTTGGCGATAAAGAGTTGTCCGTAGCTATATCTGAATGGGCATCCGGTGAAGAGGGAAAGCATTTCGTTACGGCAAATTTCAATTCTGGCGGTAGCGCGAATGGTGGGAATGGCAAGGGTGCATCACAAAAATCAGCGACCCGCGCACAATTTGATGCGATGAATCAGTCCGAACGGGCAGCATTCGCAAAAGATGGCGGGGCGGTAACATAATCTTTTTTTAAGGGAGCAGTAAAATGTCGAACGTATTAAGCGCATTAGCAGCAGATATGTATAAGGCTGCAGATATAGTGGGTCGTGAATTGGTTGGTGCAATTCCATCTGTCATGGTAAACACTGGAACGGAAGGCGCGGCCATCGGCCAGACTGTTCGCTCACATTTCACCCGTGAAGTTTTGGCTGGTAACATTGCTCCTGCGATGACAATCCCAGAAGGCACAGACCAAACAGTTGACAACAAGACTATGACTATCACAAAACAGCGTGGTATTCAGATTCCTTGGACTGGTGAGGATATTAAGTTTGTTAATGCTGGCGCTGGTTATGAAACCATTTATGGAGACCAAATCAAGCAGGCAATGCGTACACTGGTCAACGAGGCCGAAGTGGATATGTGCTTGGAGATTTCTACAAACGCTTCTCGCGCTTTTGGTACATCTGGTACTACTCCATTCGCATCTTCATTCGCAGAAGTTGCCGAGATTCGTCAAATTTTGGTGGATAACGGCGCGGCTGTTGATGGTGGCGAAGTGTCAATGATTCTTAACACTATTGCAGGAACAAAGCTCCGTAACTTGGCGCAACTGCAAAAGGCGAATGAGTCTGGTTCAACAGATATGCTCCGCCGTGGTACTTTGCTTGACCTACAAGGCTTGATGTTGAAAGAGTCTGCTGGTATCCGTGCCTTCACAAAAGGCACTGGCACTGGTTACACTTCAAACACTGCCGGATATGCTATTGGTGCAACTGCAATCACACTGATTACTGGCTCTGGAACAATCCTGAAAGGTGATGTTGTTACTTTCGCAGGCGATACCAACCAGTACATTGTGGACAACTTTACCGGTGGTATTTTGACAATCGCTGCAACTGGTTTGCGTCTAGCTTTGGCGGCCTCCGCTGTTGCAATGACTATTACAAACTCATATACACCAAACTTTGCCTTGTTGCGTGGTGCTGCTGAATTTGCGATGCGTCCACCAGCATCACCTATAGGCGGCGATGCTGCTTCTGATGTGATGACAGTACAAGACCCAGTAAGCGGTCTGGTGTTTGAAGTTTCCGTGTATAAAGGTTTCAAGAAGGCCATGATTTTAGTTGGCGCTGCTTGGGGCGTTAAAGCATGGAAGCCTGCTAACATCGCTGTTTTGAAGGGCTAATAAATATCCCGCCTTGGTAACAGGGTGGGATGTTGATAGTCTTTTTAACCAACAAAAAGGAATTAAAATGCAAACTCCGACAATGAGAATAAATGCAACAAATCCAGATGAGCAAGGCGCTTTTGTAATTATCAACAAAAGTGATTTTGACTCTGAAACAATGACTGAATATGTTGAGATCGAGCAAGTTGAGGAAGATTTAACCGTTCAACAAATGCGTGATCGCCTTGCAGAGTTGAACATCAAAATTCCAGATGGAGCAAAAAAAGCTGACCTAAAGTCACTTCTTGCTGAGACTGAGTAATGTCGCTAATTGTTGAAAGTGGTGCGGGATTAACTAATGCCGAGTCTTATTCATCCACGGCAGAGGTTGACGCTTACAATGCAGCACGCGGAAATGATGCTTGGGCTGCACTGACTACAGCGCAAAAAGAAATCGCTTGCCGCAAGGCGACTGATTACATGGTGCAGGCTTACCGTGGATTATGGATAGGCGCACGCACAAGCGACAATCAAGGTCTTGATTGGCCGCGTGAGAATGCAAAAAAAGAACGCTCCTTGTATGGGAATGGCTACTACCTAAACACCGAAATCCCAAAAGAAGTTAAATCTGCCTGTGCAGAGCTTTCCTTCCGAGCAATCACCGATAACCTGATGGAAGACTTGACTCAGCAGGTGTCTAGCGAGGCTATTGGCGCGCTTTCTACAACATATGACACCGGAAGCCCTCAATGGAAGCGGTATCGTGCTGTTGACGCTATTCTGAGGCCGTTGTTATGCGGTGGCGGCCATGCTTCGATAGTTAGAAAATGAACTACGCAAAATCCGCGCTTGCTGTTTATAATAAATTGAAGCCCCCTATCGGGATTGCTATTACTATTACAAGCATAACGGCTGGCGCGTATGACCCAGCAACAGGAGAGAGTAAGCTGCATTCTATTGAGCAGAATACTTTTGGCCTACTGTCCGAGTCTGGGTTGCAAGGGTCAGGGCAAACTGCTGGTGTAAATCAAGTTTTGGCTGGGGATAAAATTATTATGATTCCCGCTTACGGTCTATCTTCGTTTAAAATCGGTGACACAGTAGCTATTGGAATGGAAGTATGGGTTATTGTAAATATTAGAGAAACCCGCCCTACAGACGTTCCAATTTACTTTGATTGCCAAATAAGACAATGAGTTTTTCTGATGAAATAAGTCGTTTTGCAAACAGGTCAAAGTCAAATCTTGAGGCTGTGACGACAAAGGTTCTTTTGGACATTGGCACGCGCCTTGTTATGAGAAGCCCTGTTGGTGATGCAAAATATTGGAAAAGCAAGCCCCCCGCTGGGTATGTTGGCGGAAGATTCAGGGCTAATTGGCAATATGGGTATGAAACTCCTATTTTGAATGAGGTTGTCGGAACAGATAAGTCAGGGAGCAAAACAATAGGCACAATTTCTGGGAAGATTATTCCAAAGCCTGCTATTCACTACCTGACAAATAATGTGCCGTATGCAAAAAGGATAGAGAATGGCTGGTCAAGACAGGCTCCGGCGGGTCTTGTTGCCATAACAAAGGCTGAGTTTCAGGGTGTAGTGGATATTGCTGTCTCAGGGGTAAAATAATGAGTGTTATTGCTATTCGCGCCGCGATTGAAACTGCTTTATCTTTAATTTCTCCATTGATTGATACGGTATATGAGAATACAGATTTTAAGCCGGTAATAGGGCAAAAGTATCAGTCTGTTTCAATTGTAATGGGCAGGCCAGAAAATCCTGTGCTTGGCGGAACTTTTAAACGTGAAGTCGGCGTAATGATGATATTATTGTATTATCCGCTGCTAAATGGGACTAAAAATTCACTAAGCAGAGCAGAGTTAATAAGTTCTGTATTTAAGCGCGGGGCAACATTTTCAAGTGGTGGTGTGGATGTTGTAATAAGCGGCACGCCAGAGGTTGATAGCAACGGACAAGACGGTAAGTTTTGGATTACAAAAATTTCAGTACCATTTTTTGCAAATATTAATTAAGGGAGAATAATTATGGCAATCGCAACCGGAATAGCAAAACAGCTACGGATTAAAAAAGAGGTAACTTTCGGCGTGCTGGCTGGCGCTACGCTTGCGCAATCGCTGCGCCGTGTTAGCTCTACTCTTAGCTTGAAAAAAGAAACGTATTCATCCAGTGAACTTAGCGCTAACTATCAGGTGTCAGATTTTAGGCATGGAGCAAAAAATATAGGCGGGACAATAAACGGTGAACTATCGCCACTTACATATCAGTTATTTATTGAATCTACATTGCGGAAACTGTCTGTAGTTGGTGGAACTACTGCAGCGCAAGTTACAATTACTGCGGCAGCGGCATCACCTCAGTTTGTTCGTTCCGCTGGCTCATGGATTACTGATGGACATAAGGTTGGTGACGTTATTCGCTTTACTGGTTGGACAACAACTGGCCTGAACAATAATACTCGCAACTTTCTGATTACAGCATTGACGGCGCTCAATATTACCGGAATTTTCTTGGATGGCACTGCTGTTGCCGCTAAGGTTGCTGGCGATTCTGTTTCTTGCTCAATGGTTGGTAAGAAAACATACACTCCTTTGACCGGGCACACTGATGACTCTTATAACATAGAGCATTGGCACTCAGACATTGCACAGTCAGAGGTTTATACCGGATGCAAGATGAATGGAATGTCAATCAAATTGCCCCCATCCGGCATGGCTATGATTGATTTTGATATTCTTGGCAAGGACGTAACAAATACTACAGCAGCATATTTCACTTCCCCTACGTCAGAAACATCAACCGGCATTCTGGCTGCGGCAAATGGTGCGGTTTATGTTGGTGGCGTTCAGGTTGCAACGCTGACAGGATTGGAAATCAAGGTTGATGGCGGAATGAGTACGCTAAAAGTAGTTGGCAGCAACTCAATTGCAGATATTGCGGAAGGTCGCGTAAAAGTAACCGGCCAAATGTCCGTTTACTTTGAAAATGCAGTTATGCGTGATTACTTCACAAATGAGACAGAGGTTTCAATTATTGGCGCATTTACCACTGGAAGCTTACCAACCTCCGACTTTATGACATTCGTTATGAACCGCGTAAAGATTGGTGGCGCTGACAAGGATGACGGAGAAAAAGGTATTGTGATGACTATGCCATTCACTGCCTTGCTAAATACTGCTGGCGGCGCTGCCGCTGCAACAGATGCAACAACACTGACAATTCAAGACTCACAAGCAGTCTAATTACGGAGCTAAAATGGATATTTCAATACTGGATGTTGTAGCAATTTCAAACGAAGGATACCGATGTGTAATAAGAAACCCGAAAACAGACAAGGACACAAACCTTGTAATCGTTATCAAGGGTGTTTATGCCGAAGGCTTCCAAGAGGCAAGTGATGCAGCAGATGATATTCCGAAGACTTGCGCAGTTTTAGCCAAGTACACTATTGGATGGGAAAACTTAGAGGTTGATGGAAAGTCTATTGAGTTCAGCGCGAAAGAGGCAGAACGCATCTATAGTGCCTACCCGTTAATTCGTGGTCAGGTGTTCAAGGCCGCGCTGGATGTGAAAAATTTTATTCGGGGCTGACAAATAGGCTTTGCGATTTTGTCCGGTCTGAAAAAAAGCTATCTGCAAGGCAGGAGGACGGCTCAACTTTAAGGGAGCATCTTAAAAATGTTGAGCGCATAACAAAGCGCCGCCCAATTGAGCTAGACCAATCAAATTTCCCGCGTAGTGTCGCGTATTTGTGGCGATGGTTTTGTGAGTTATCTGAGTGCAGGGGGTATGCCAACAAATCTGCGCTTCCTATTGCTTGGGGCGAAATAAAGGCGTGGGCTGAAATGACAAATAGAACCCCGACTCCGTGGGAAGTTGCTACAATTAGAGCTATGGATAGGGAGTTTATAAATGGCTGACGTTGCTACGCTACAAATCGAAGTTGACACAAGACAAATAAAAGAGGGGGTTGATAAACTTCTTGAATTGTCGAAGGCAAGCAATGTTGCCGAAGAATCAGCAAAAACACTATCTGCCGCTCAGGATGTTTTAGGCTTTGCGGCAAAAACGGCAGCATCGGCATTCGCCGCATTCAAGCTTGCTGACCTAATTAAAGAATCTGCAATGCTCGCCTCTCGTTTCGAGACGATGGGCATAGTTATGGGTATCGCTGGGAATAATGCTGGATATACCAGAAAAGAAATGGAGGAATATTCAAAAGCCCTTCAAAAATCTGGAATTTCAATGCTTCAATCTAGGGACGCACTAACTCAGCTTGCTACTGCACAAATTGATTTATCTATGGCAACAAAGCTTGGCCGTGCTGCTCAGGACGTTGCTGTAGTTGGCAATGTAAACTCAAGCGAGGCGATGCAGAGGCTTATTTATGGCATCAAGTCTGGTCAAACAGAAGTATTAAAAACATTAGGACTAAATGTTAGCTTTGAACAGTCATATAAGAAACTTGCCGCAGAAATGGGTAAGACAGTTGACCAATTAACAGAAAAGGACAAGGTATTAGCTCGTACAAATTCAACACTTGAAGAAGCATCCAGATATAACGGGATTTACGAAGAGTCAATGACTACCGCTGGTAAAGCGATGACCTCATTAACTCGATATTGGGAAGACTTGAAGGTAAAGATGGGAGAGGCATTCTTGCCAGCTTTATCTGAGGCTGTATTTGACCTGACTGACGCACTAAAAGAAGCAAACAAAGCGGCTGATGAAATGGGTGGCTCAGGAGGGTTAAAGGATATTGGTGAGGGTCTTGCAACCACATTTAAGTATGTTTATCAGACCGTCGCCGTTGTTGGGGCAACGGTAGCAGATTTATTCTCTGGAATTGGTAGGGAAATGGGAGGAATGGCCGCTCAGGGTGCCGCTCTTGTGAATGGTGCGTTAAATTTGGATAAGACAACATTCGACCAAATAGCAAATATTAGGGCAAGCATGAAGGCTGATAATGCCATTGCCGAGGCAGCATTAAACGCATTTAATAAGAGGATTCTTGAGGGGGCAAGTGCTGTTGAAGTTGTTTCGGCAAAAAAGAAAACAATGTCGGAAGAAGAAAGGATGGCAGCCGGAAAGCTTGCTCGCATTGAAAGTGAGAGGCAGGAAAGATGGGCAGCGGGAGAAAAAAGCAGAAAAGAGGCTCAAAAAGAAATTGAAGCTGATTACGAAAAAAGCCTTGCAAATATGCGCAAGGAGGCTGATGAATTTGAGAAAAAAGCTCTTGCCTCGGAGCATGAGAATGAAATTCTTGGAAAGACAAAAGAAGAAATTGATGCTTTAGCTACTGCAAAAGATGAGCTTGCAAAATCTGAAAGAGTAGAAGTTCTTGCAACTTTGAAATCTTCCGATGCTACGAAAGAAGAAACTTCTGCAATTGAACGACAAATTACGATGATAGATAGGAAAATCGCTGCTGATAAAAAGCGCGTAACCTTAAAGCCAGAAGCAGAGGATGCAAAAAAGTGGGCTGATATGACCAAAAGGGCATATGAGGGCATGGCTCATGGTATAGCATCCAGCATATCACAGTCTATTTTGCAGGGTAAAAACCTTGAGGATTCGCTAAAGAGTGTTGCACTGAATATTGCTGATGCGTTCCTGACAAGCTTTATTGAAATGCAAATATCAAGAATGCTGGTTGGGAAAACGGCTCAGGCTGCATATGCTGCAACAATGACATTAGAGGCTCAATCATCTGTAGCGCAGGCAGGATTAAACGCCTTTACATCAACGGCTGCAATACCTATTGTTGGTCTTGGACTCGCTCCTGCAGCAGCAGTAAGTGCAATGGCAGCGGCGGAGACTTTTGCTGTACCTATGATTGCGGCAGCAAATGGAACAATCGCATCTGCCGAGGGCGGATATGACATTCCGGCTGGTATTAATCCAATAACTCAGCTACATGAGAAAGAAATGGTTTTACCAAAGGCTCAAGCCGAGGTAATCCGTAATCTTGCTGGTGGAGATTCTGCTACGAATGGCGTTACAATTATTGACCAAACAACGATAAACATTGACTCAAGAGCCGATAGAGCATCCGTAATGAAAGACGTTCAAAGCATGATAGAAAACGGTCATGCAAGGCTTGTTGATAGATTAACCAGACAAGGACGATTGGCATGAGTGTTATTAGTTTCCCAAGCGATATTCTGGTTGAGGAGTTTACCTTCGGCCAAAGAAGGAATGATGCTGCGTTTTCATCTGTATTTGGCTCACAAGCTGTTGAGGTGTCCGTTCCTTTATGGACGGTAAGCTTATCAACAGACAAAATGAGTGCATCAAAAACTGGCATATGGCAAGGGATGATTTTAAAGCTCAATGGGCAGATAAACCAATTAGCTCTGCATAATATGGGTCGCCCTGTTCCAATTGGTGATTATCGCGGCTCACCGTTGATTTCAGCTAATGCCGCGCAGGGAAGTACATCGCTCACATTTACGGATGCGACTCAGGCAGATAAGTATTTTATTGCTGGGGATATGATAGGCGTTGGAAGTGGCGATACAAGGCAGCTACTTATGATTACTGATAATGCGATTGCGAATGCCTTTGGCGCGGTCACAGTGTCATTCTCTCCGCCTCTTCGTGTTGCTAGAGTAGTTAATGAGGCTGTCATATGGGATGCGCCTACAGCGCTATTTAGAAGCGAAAAAGGAAGCGTGCTAGAGATTAGTTACAATTTGACAATGGCCTCCAAAATGAGCATTAGCTTAATTGAGGATTTCAGGCCGTGACCGTAACAGTTTCCCAGCAAACAGAACTTGAGCGGCCATCAATTAGAGTCGCATATTTTGTCGAGCTTGATTTTTCATCTGCACCGGTTCGACTATGTTCAGCCGGACAAGATTTGATATTCAATAATCAAACATGGATGGGTGTCGGTAATCTTGGAGAAATATCTGACATTAGCGAAGAGAGCGGTTCAGCATCAAGCGGGATGCAGCTTGTCTTAAATGTAGTTGTTACATCGTTTTTGGCGCTTTCCATTGGTAATGTTTATGAGTATAGGGGAAGAACTGCGAAGATATATTTCTGCCCATTAGATGAGAATTATAGGCTTGTTGGTGAGCCTGTCATATGTTGGCGTGGGACAATGGATGTAGCTACGGTTTCAATGTCAGGCTCGGGTGGCGAGGCTGCTGGCTCGGTTACAATAAATTGCGAAACATCGGCTTATGGCCTGAAAAAAGGCTCGTCATTGAGAATTAATCACGCCCAGCAATCGCAGAAATACCCAACAGATAAAGGTCTTGAGTACCTGACAGACTTGATTTCTAACCCAGACTCAAGCATATGGCTATCATCCAAATTTCAATCTAGGCAATGATGCTTGACCAGTATATTATTTCAAAGCTTTCAACTCCTTTCGAGTATGGTAAAAATGATTGCGTAATATTTGCAATTGGTTGGCTTGAAATATTGAATGGGAAGAAATATCTTCCTGAAAAATTGTGGGACAGTGAGCAATCAGCCAAAGTAGAAATATTAAAAAATGGCAGCATTTTAGCTGCTGTTGATAGAGAATTTGATAGAATAGACATTAATACGGCAATGGATGGCGATATAGGAATGAGAAACGGGCTGCTGCATATTTTTGTTGGCTCAAAAATTGTTGCAGCGAGCAAGGATGGAATAATTTTTTTCGATAGAAAGCTTGCTGAAATAGCATGGACAGGAGCTAAAAATGGCAGAGGCACTTAGTGGCGCATCAGTCTTGGTCGGAATAGCCGTCGGTGGCGCTGTAAAATTTGTTGAAACGATATTTGGTTTAAACAAAAAAAATAACCCGCCTGCTGGTGCTGTTGCGGCAGAAGTAAAGCAGGATGTATTTGCGTCTATTATTGCCGAGGAATCCCCACATAGAATAGTTTACGGTAGGGCTAGAGTTGGAGGCTCTATTGTTGCCGTGCTTACAAGCGGAGATTTTGACCAGTACAAGCATATCGTTTGCGTACACGCGAACCATGAATGCGAGGACATTGAAACAATTTACCTGAATGGTGTAGCTGTTTCTGAAATTGATATATATGGCATTCCTCAGTCAGGGGATTATGCAAACATTGTAAAAACAACTGCAGCAGATGGTATCTCCGGCACTGGCGGCCTGCTAAATAATACCCCGATTGACGGAACCGTAAGAATATTCTGGAATAATGGTAATGTAAAAAAAGAAGAGTTGTCATATACAAGGGTTGGGAAAACTATAACCGGCCTGCCAAATCGGGCAGCATACACAGTAAATTACGAGTACAACAAAGCAACATCCCCAGTAAGAATATTAAAGCAGCTTGGAGCTACAGGTCAGGCAGGAAACCCAACAATGATTGCAGAAATTCCAAACGCAAAATGGACATTTAACCATATGTTGTCTGGGATGACTTACTCAATAATCAGAGTGGATTTAACTGACGACAGATTCAAAAGCGGGATGCCCGAGGTTGAGGCGATAATCAAAGGCAAGAAGCTCCACGATGTAAGAAGCATCCAATACCCAAATGACACGCCAGTTTGGTCTGAAAATCCAGCATTGGCGTTGGCTGATTACCTTACATCAGATATATGCGGCGTCCCAATGCCAGTTGTTGTTCATTACAGCGGAACGGCTGTGGGTGGCTCTGACAAATCAATCTCATTACCTGCTGGTGCATCAAGTATTCAAAATGACTATAAGGGAATGAAGGTACGCATCATTAGCGGAACTGGCGCAGGCCAAATACGGGATGTAATTCAAAGCGCAAAGAATATCTGGAAAAATTCAGAGGTAATCACTTTGAGTGACAACCCAAACGCAGTAGTTCTTTATGCAAACACTATTGCAGACCCATTTGGAGGAACTTTAGCGGATAGGGTAGTTCCAAGTGCTTCATCGTCCTATAATTTTATTAGTGAGACTGTATCTGCACTGACAAATGAAACATATGCGTTTTCAATTTTCATTAAGCATCTAGCTATTGATGATTCAAGTTTTTCCATATACTTTGGGAAATCAAACTATCAGGGAGGTGGCAGCATTGATTTTTCTGCTGTTGGTGGAGTTATATCGTCATCTAGCACAGACGTTAAAATTGTTTCTTATGGGAATGGCTGGTACAGAATTGAGAAGGTTCAAGTATTAACTATAGATTGCACCGACCTAAATATGACATTTGGCGGAATATCTGCTGACGTGGCACTTTTTGGAAAGCAAATTGAAAAATCTTCATACGTTAGCGGGTATATTCAGACTGACAATGCTGCTGGAAGAGTTGGTGCGATTATTGATAAATCTTGGGCTGTTCGGCCTGACGCAACATCAGTATTTGATGTATTTGGTGAAAATAGCGATTTCCCATTGTCGGATTACATCACCGCCGCTAATGTATGCGATGAAGTAGTAACTAGCGGGGCATGGTCTGGGAATCGGTACACAATAAACGGTGTTATCTCTGCTGACCAATCACAATCTGGCGTGATAGATGAAATTGCAAAGTGCATGGCTGGTGAGGTTGTTGCGACAACTTGGGGTCTTACTGCTGGAAAGTATGTCGCTCCAATAATGGCTCTGTCTCAGAGCGATATTGTTGGCGATCTAAGTTTTACCGCAGGGATAAAGGATAGCGAGCTATTCAATGGTATAAAAGGAAAGTTCAGGTCAGCAGAAAACCAATATGTCAGTACAGATTTTGCACCATATCAGAATGCAGCATATCTAGCCGTGGATGGTGCAGAGGTATGGAATGATATATCATTTGACTTTACGAATGAGAAGCAACGGGTACACAACCTATGCCGCATTCAACTTGAAGACCAAAGAAGTTCATTTATCATTCAGGCAGACTTTTCATATAAAACTTGGGCACTACGAATTGGGGATAGAGTTAGCTTTACATCATCATTTCTTAATCAAGTAAATAAGGTTTATAGAGTGGCTGGTAAAAGCTTCGGTTCATCATCTGCCATTTCGTTAACTCTGAAAGAGGATAGTGCATCAATATGGGATTTGGCCGATGCTGTAGTGGCTGATGTAATACCATCTACAGGGCTTCCAAACCTTTACTTTACGGAACCGCCAATAGGGTTAATTGCTTCCGAGTCACTATATGAGACAACTAATAGCTCTGGGGTCAAGGTAAAGCTTCATCTTGAGTGGTCTATCCCTGCTGAAAGTAATATCTACGATTACATCGTGGAGTACAAAAAATATGAGGATGCGCATTACACAAATTCCTTAAACTCGTTTTCAAAATCATTAGATATTTTTGACTTCCCAAGTGGAAGTTATGATTTCAGGGTGTATGCAAGAAGTAACCTGAGAATAAGAAGCGCCCCAAGCTCAAAGCTAACGTATAAGATTTCAGGGCTGGCACTCCCACCAGAAGTGATAACTGGATTTACTGTAAAGCCATTCAATAATTATGCAGTATGCAACTGGGATAGAACGACAAGCCTTGACGTTAAAATCGGTGGCGATGTTGAAATTCGAGTATGTCAGAATGCAGACCCAAGTTGGGAAAAGGCAACAATTATTCCAGACGCAAAGTTTAACGGTGATGCAACAAGCGCCAATGTGTCACTCGTTACCGGAAGATACTTTGCTAAGTTTATTGACTCGTCAGGGCAGTACAGTCCGTCCCCTGCATATTTTGATGTTACAGAGGCACTGATTACTGGATTTACTACTGTCTCAACAGTAAGCCAGCACCCAACTTTTGCTGGGGATAAAGTTAATTGCGGAGTATTCACAAATAACTTGAGAATAACCAGCTATGCGGCAGAAGCTACTTATGACTTTAATGCGACTGTTGATTATGGTTCCGTTTTGACACGGAGAATCAGGGCAACAATTAGCTCAATCTCATATAATACGTCATCGCTATTTGATGCAAAAACTGGATTGTTTGATGATGCTGCTGGTGCATTTGATGGGGAGCCAGCAAACGGAGCAAAGGCTATTTTATATGCTAGAATTTCTGACAATAATATAGCTTGGTCAGGATGGTTCCCGTTTATGATAACTGACATTAAATGCAGATACGCACAATATCAGCTAAGATTAAGCTCAACAGACCCCAATATCAATATTGATATAAGCGAATTGACAGTGACAGCTAAGGTTTAAGGAGAAAAATAATGCAGCATGACTTTGTACTTGATAACCAATCTTTCCCCGCATTCAGGATTGACCTGAACAATGCACTTCTGTCGCTTGCAACATTGAGCGCAGGTGCGACTGAGCCAACAGTAACTTATTCCAATCAGCTTTGGGCTGATACCGGAACTGGCGTGTTGTTTATGCGTGACTCTGCAAATCTAACATGGCTCCCTGTTGCAAGATTATCTAGCGGGAAAGCTGTTGTTGCGGAATCTGCTGATGCTTGCACTGGTAATTCAGTAACGGCAACAACGGCAACATCGGCAAATGCGTTGAATTCGGCTAATACCTTCCGAATTAACGGCCTTGGCGTTGGGACTCCCGCCTCTGCGATCGCTGGCGAGATACGGGCAACAAACAACATAACGGCATATTATTCAGATGCAAGACTAAAGAATGTCGAAGGAACCATTAAGGATGCACTTGAAAAGGTGCTCTCATTAAATGGTGTTATCTATACAAGTAATGATGTTGCCGAAAAATATGGGTATGATTCAAAAGAGTCTCAGGTCGGTCTTCTTGCTCAGGAAGTTCAGAAAATTCTTCCGCAAGTTGTTACCCCAGCTCCTTTTGACATAGGACAGTACGAAGACGGTAGCGAATTTAGTCTTTCTGGAGAAAATTACATGACGGTGAGATATGAAAGAATTATTCCTTTACTTGTGGAAGCTATTAAAGAACTTAGCAATAAAGTTTCGGCTCTGGAAAAGCGAGGCTGATATGGCGCTGCCTGCATCTGGCGCTATAACGCTAGACAATGTGAACGCGGAATTATTTGTTGCGTCTGGAACAACGATACAACTTGACCAGCAAAACTTGCGCAATTTATTTGTTAAGCCAACACCACAGAGCCAGATTGATATGGACTCTGGGCATGGGAAGTCAAATAGGGTTATTGTTAATATCACTATCCCAAATGGGACGTTAAATTTCAATATTTTCAACAACCGTGGTGCTCAATATATTGCTGGCATAACTGATGTAACGGTGACTATTAATTCCGGCTCTGCAATAGGAGCTTCATCTACAGGCGAAATAGGACTCGATACCGGAACTGGATGGACTGCTGGGGACACAATTTCAATTATAAATAATGGGTACATAGTTGGGGCTGGCGGAATTGGAGCGGCAGGAACCTCTGGGGTCGCTGGAAATGCCGGTGCTGGCGGCACTGCGTTTATCGTTAGGTTTCCCGTAAAATTGACAAATAATAATATTATCGGTGGAGGCGGCGGCGGCGGCGGCGCTGGCGGAGCGTATTATTCAAAAACATGGCTTGCCGGTGCTGGCGGCGGAGGAGGCGCAGGATTTAATGCAGGAGCAGGCGGGACAAGCAGCGGGGCTACAAATTACAGCACGGTATATTGGGGTTCGGCTGGCACTCTTACCGCAGGAGGCGTTGGAGGCACTGGAAGCGCGGGTGGTGGTGGCGCTGGCGGTGCAGGAGGAAACCTTGGCGCATCTGGCGCAAGCGGAGTTTCCAGAACAAATGCTGCCTCATCCGGTGCGGCTGGGGGGAATGCAATAAATGGCAATGCAAACATAACTTGGGTTGCAGTAGGCACAATATACGGGGCTATAACGTGATAATTACTGGATATGATACAACAACGGGCGAGTTGCTATATCGTCACGAGAATGACGAAGCAGAGCATCGACATTACGCATATTTGATAAGCAGTGACCCAAGGATAGTTTTACATTCCTTGATTAGTGATCGAATAAAAGCGGAAGAACTTATATCTATAAATGGGGGTGGGCTTCCTGCTATCTTGAAGAGGATTGATTTATGAGTCAAAGCACGAATGCCGCAGATGAGTTTGACCTATGCTTGGGTACATTTGAGCCAAATAGCACCCATATTCATCCAATGCGCGGAGAGTACAAGGCATCAAGAATAATTTTTATTTTAAATGGCTCTGCAGAGGTTTGGGTAGATGGCACAGGAATGCAAAAGAATTTAGTCGCAGGTGAAATATATGATATGTCTGAATTTATAAACAAGACAATAACATATCGCGCTGGAACTAACGGCGTTTCATGGATTGCGTTCAACCCGCTTGAGTATCGGACAAATTGGTACGGCGCTTTATTCAAGAGCGGGAGCCATAATTTTGCATCTGGCAAAGACATTTGTTTTTTCATTCCGCTAGAAGGGTATTCAGCAGTGAATGGAAAGGGAATTAAAGCCGGAACATATGCTAGAATAAGCCGTGAAAAGTTAAATGCGGTAATCGTCCCAGACGGTGCCGCATGTATGGCTGTATATCGAATAAGGGGAGAAAAATGAGTTTAGAGGCGAAGGTAATAAAATTTATTCCTGATTCTGGAATGGCTGTTGTGAAATTTAGGAATAGCACATCGGCACGCAATATTGACGACTACCCAGCCGTATCAATGTATGCAGATGCGCTAACAGAGGCAGAGGCAATTGAGTATCTGCAAATATCAGGACAAGGCATAGCCGACCAGCAAGATAAAAAAGATGCGATTCTAGGGGATGCGAATTACGCAAATTTCTTCTCTTCAAGAGTCGGCTATATAATAACTCTGGCAACAATTGAGGATGATTTAAAAAGCCCTCTGTCAGAAGGTCAGTTGTCTCTTGAAATGGGAACTAAAACGTTTCTGGAAAACTTGGCAAAAAGTGCCGGGTATGACAGCATAATATCTGCTTGCTCATATGCTTCCGTTGATAATCCATACCAAAAACAATCAATAGAATTTGTAAAGCTTCGTAGTAAGGTATGGCAAATTTTTTATGACAGAATGGATGCCGTATCGCTTGGTGCAACCGGAATGCCTACATTATCTAGCTTACTAGATGAATACAAGCTTCTAACACTAATTTGATATAATGCCTTTTTATAAAATTTGGAGCTTTCATGGACAGTAACGAAGATTACAAGAGATTAAAGTTATCAGACGGTGCTGTTTATGACTTAATAGTGCAGCATAACGAGGCAATTATAGAAATGAAGCATTCTATGGATGAACTTCTTTCTGGTCTAAGGTCGCATACAGAATTATTTGCGGCATGTCAGGATAGATTGATCGCGACAGTCCCAGATGGCGACTATGATGGGCATAGGCGCTACCATGAGGCCGTTATCCGCAAGATGGAGGCGAGATCAAAATTATGGCAAGACGTTTCTTCTTCTGTTGCAAAATGGGGTGCGGTTGGGATTTTCGCATGGATAAGCATTGCGATATACCATGAGGCAATTGCAATTTTCCTAAAGGGAATAGGAAAAAACTAATGTGCTCGGCTATCTCTTTTGACCCAGATGTAATCTCTGATTGCGTAGTCGTTGCTGCATATGTAGCAATCACAGTTTTGATTTATTTATATAATTGGAAATAAAAATGGGCGCACTATTTAGCTTTCTTGGCGGTTCAGCATTTAGATTGATTTTTGGCGAAGTTTCAGCATATATCACAAAAGCACAAGACCATAAATACGAACTGGCACGACTAGAGTTTCAGGAAAAAGTCGATATGCAAGCACATGACCGTAATATGGCCGCGATGCAATTACAACATACAATGGGCAAGGAAATAATCCATGCTCAAGCGGAAGCAGACCTGTCGCGCATTGATGCTGGCGCATGGGCAGAAGCAGTTAGCTCTATTGGTCGCTCTACAGGTATTAAATTTTTGGATGCTTGGAACGGCAGCATTCGCCCATTACTAGCAACAATGGCTGTAATCATGCTTGGGATAGAGTTTGCTAGTAATGATTGGATTTTGAGTGCGGCTCTTTCTGAGGTAATTTATGCCGTTATCGGAATTTATATTGCAGACCGCCAGCTTGGGAAGCGCGGCAAGTGAATCTACAGCTTGCCGTAGAAATTGCTGCAAGGGTCGCGCAGCATTGGGAAGGACTTTACTTAAATCCTTATCTCTGCCCTGCTGGTGTCCCTACCATTGGCTACGGAACTACATATTACGAAGATGGAAGGCGGGTAAAGCTGACAGACGCATCTATTACCCGCGAACGTGCAATAGAGTTACTTGTCGGGCAGATAACTTCCATATACCTACCGCAAGTTATCGCTCTATGTCCAGAGATAGATGACGAAGAAAAGCTGGCTGCTATTATTGATTTTGCTTATAACCTTGGTACAACAAACCTGAGAATGAGTAACTTGCGCAGGCGCATTAATGCCGGACAGTGGAGTGATGTTCCGTTTGAATTGCGCAAGTGGGTGAAGGGTGGCGGGAAGGTGCTTCGTGGGTTGCAGCTTCGCCGTGAAGATGAAATTCTGTTAATAGGCTGAATAAATATCACCAACACTCTTCTGCTAATTTCTTAATGTCCATTTTATTCTCCTCTAGTATTCAAAATAAACTTTAAATTCGTGCTCACAATCAGGGCATGAAGTTAGCAGTTCGATATTCCATGTTGCTTTTATTTTACTCATCATTCAACTCTTTAATTAAAGTTAACTCTACCAATTTACCTTTACATTAGGCTTCACCATTTACCGTATACAACTCCACCGCATCTAGGGCATTGCCACATGCAAGTTCTATCCCGCAAGTTGTACGCTTTTGCGACTCTACTATCTGCGCCATGATGCCCCAATATCCCACAAATAAATCGGTAAATAATTTTCATCTTTTATCCTTTCGTTGTCTAACCCATCGCTCAACTCGAACTCGCTAAAGCGAGACGGCTAACTCTACGTTATGCAACATCGTATGTAGCCTCAAAAATATCAGGTTTGCATGGGTATAGCTCTCCCTTAATGCCCTGAATAAT